GCAATGCGTTGCGACTAGCGACCAAACCCAAACAGTAAATGGGCAAACAGTCCCCTATACCGCAAGGATTTATAGCACTTGCAACATTGTTTACAACCCAAATGAACAATACATACCTTATGCCAATTTGACACAGGCAGAGGTATTGAATTGGATTTATGAAAATGGTGTTGACCAAACGGCAACACAGACCGCATTGGATGGCATGATTGAAAACCAGATTAACCCGCCTGTAATTTCACCCGCATTACCCTGGAGTGCCTAATGTCAGTATCAGCACCATTTAGCCCATCTGGTAACACAGTAGTCATTACTGCTGCTACAACTGCACCAGCTCCTGTACAAGTACCGTCTACAACATTAGGCGGTAACCAGTACAGGATCATTAACTCTGGTTCTCAAGTAGTTATTTTGGGGTTTGGTGCTAACTCTGCACAGGCTGCAGCTGGTGGTGTCATACCTACTAGCACTCAGAACAACTGCATACCCATGTTGCCTGGTACAGATGAGATATTGACGTTTGTGCCCAATGCTTACTTCACTGCCAACGCAACAACCAGTACGGCAACTATTTATATAACACCTGGGGACGGGGACTGATATGTTAAAAACAGCCAGCGGTGGAAGTACAACAGGCCAATTGAATTATCAAGGCACATGGAATGCCAATACTAATTCGCCTACGCTTGCCTCTGGCACTGGTACTAAGAACAACTATTATGTGGTTTCTGTAGCGGGTACAACCACGCTAGACGGCATATCTTCTTGGTCTGTGGGTGACTGGGCTATCTTTAACGGCACAGTCTGGGAAAGAGTTTTAGGAGGCACTACAGAGTCCTTTGCAAATGTGTCCATCACAACGGCAACAGGTTACCTCTACGCCAACAATACTGCCAACGTCACAGCATCTTTGACCATTCCTAATTCTGGACTTGCCAACAGCAACGTCATTATTGGCAACGTAACAATTGCGTTAGGAAGTTCAACTGCTAACCTTGCCAACCTTACTTTAGCCAACGTCATCATTCAGAGTGGAACAATCCCTTCTGCCAACCTTTCTAGCAATAGCGTTGTTATTGGTAATACCACAGTTGCATTGGGTTCAACTGTAACAAGTTTAGGTAATGTAACGCTAACAAATACTACTATTTCTAGCGTTGCTACCACTTTTCCTAATAACTTTCTGTCTAACAGTTCTGCCACACTAGGGAATGCCACAATTACATTGGGCGGTACAACGTCTAATGTGGGTAATCTCACCTTAGCCAACGTCACCATACAAAGCGGTACATTCCCGTCAGGCAACTTGTCTGCCAACAGTGCGACCATAGGCAACACGGTGGTGGCCTTGGGTAGCACGGTGTCTACTCTAGGCAATGTGACTATGGCTAACGTCACCATCACAACAGGGACAATCAATGTTACGTCTACTAATGTGGCTGCTACCACTGCTGCTAGTGCTACTTTTTCTAACTCTAGCATGATGCTTGTACCAGCTGGATACATAGATGTTGACCTCAACGGCACAGTGGTAAAAGTGCCTTACTATGCTGTTTAAGATGAACGATGACAACCACAACATTACTTTCCTAGATTTACTCATTATGTGGGTAGGGACGGTAGTGGGACACATCACGCTGTCTACTATGGTGTTGTTGGCTACTCTTGTTTACACTGTAATAAAGACTTATTTGTTGATCAGGGATAACTTTTGGAGAAAGCCTGATGAACCAAAATGATTTAGCCTATGTACAGTTTGGTGACGTGGAGGGACTCTCTAGGCTCGTCTTTGAGAACTTCCAGCAGCACAGACTCTTCTGGCAGACGCTAAACCGCAACAACATTGCTACACCTTTCTATCCTATAGAACAGGCCAATCCAGACAACCTCGATGACTGGCTACTGATCCATAACCAGATGCACGAGTCCCTGGCAAAGATACTGAACTTAGCTAACCCTTTTCAGTTACTAGACGCTGACTGGAACGTGGAAGATGACTTCTATGACTGGATCGGGGTTCACCAGGATATTCACCAGCAAATAGCACAACGTCTAAAGGTGCAGTAATGGCAACAAGACTTGAACCTATACAAATATTGGAAAAAAGTATGCAAGGGTCTAGACAAGACCCCAAGCGTATTCATGCTGCTATGGCAAGTCTGGTTAAGAAAGACCCTAAGTTTAGGGTCATGCGTGCTAATAACACCTTGTTTTCTTACTATAACTTAGGCAACGGGAACATAGATATGTCTATGGACACGGCAGACAATCCTAGAGATCTGGTGGACAGCATCAAGCAATTTGCTAAAGCTCTGAAGGTGGCTAAGTTTAAAAACGTCAAGTTCCAGATGAACAACCCACAAGTTGAAAAAATACTGAAAATGACGGGTTTGCAATATCAACTGCAGCCTATGCCCAACGGTCAAATGATGGCGGTGGTGCAAGTACCATGAGTAATGTAGTCAACAGCGTAACAACTCAAGTCGGCAACTTTGTCAGCAATGTTGCTAGTGATATTAACTTGGTGGTTACTACTGCCATAGAAAACCCTATTCCTATTATTGAGACAATAGCGGTGGCTATTGTGCTAGGTCCAGAATACTTGGATTTAGGGTTGAGCAATGTTGCAACTTCTGCCATTTCTAGTGCTGCGGTGGCAGCCATGAATGGTGCAAGTCCAGAAAATATTGCAAAATCTGCTGCGGTGGCAGCCACAGGAACTTACGTTTCAACAGAAGTTGCAGGAGCATTAGGTGCTCCTCCAGCACCAGGTGCTCCTCCAGCTCCTCCTGCACCGCCAACGCCTCCTGTGCCGTCTTCTACAACAGCATTGTTGGCAAACATTGCGGGTTCTGCTGCGGGTGGTGCTGCTGCAACTCTTGTTGCGGGTGGTAATCCCAATCAAATTGTACAAAACGCATTAGCAGGTTCTCTGGGTGCGGGTACGTCAGCTGCCGCACAATATGCTGGTGCAAGTCCTACCGTGGCTAATGCACTAGGCGGTTATGTCAGTGGAGAAACACAAGCGGGTGGAACTGTTTTGTCTGGATTGACGGGAGCAGCCAGTGGAGCTACCAGAACAACATCTGTATTGCCTACAGGACAAAATGTAGCAACTATAGATGCGACTGTGATTGACCTATCACAAGGAACCAATGTTGCTGGAACTTCTGATGTGCCAGGTGAATTACCTTCTGGTGGATTTCAACCAGGTCAGATTACTCAAACAGCAAATGGTTTGTTTACAACCTTTATTGCTGCAGACGGCACAACCGTAAACATTCCTGTTACATACAATCAGCAAACAGGCTCTGTAAGTACCACCTCGACAGACCCAGAGGCAGTTAATTACGTTAAAACATTAACGATTAGTGATCCATCAAAGATAAACCCTATCTTTTTTGACAAGACTCCTATTAACCCAAACTTGTCAGCAGAAGAACAAGCTGCGCTGCAGAATGTTGCTAGTAAGACCAGTAGTGACATGATCAACGCACTGAAGGCGGGTAAGTCTGTAGACGAGTATTACAACACCTACGCCTATACGTCATCTTTGCCCACTTTTGTAACGCAAATGGCTACAGAGTTGGCTAATGATCCTACAGGAACAGACCCTAGCTACAACTCTTTGCGAGCAGAATACAAGGCTGTGACGGGTACAGACTTTATTAGCCCTTCTGGTGTACCTAATTATATTTTGCCACCAGTAACTATTGTTGCATCTAGAGTGATCAGCTCAGATCCAGTCAGTGGAATTACTTTTGTAGTAGGCGCAGATGGAAACCCGTTACCAATTTCTAGTACTGTCCCGTTAACACCTGGTGAAACAGTTGCATACAACACAACAACAAATGCAGCTATTCCAAGTAGCGTTACAAATCAAACGCCACAAGATGTAATCAATACAAGTCCAGAGACCCCCGCTGCACCTGCAGAAAAGCCTACAACATATCCATCAGCTACAAACCTCACAGGGCCAGCAAACATACCTTCTACTGGTGCAGTGACAGGGCCAAACGCACAAACAGCGATAGCACCAGTGGGTACATACGCACCCGATACGCCACCCGCATCATCAAGCCCACGTTCTCCAGCTGCGCCCGCAGGACCTGCAACGCCAAAAGTGCCCGCAGGACCTGTTTACCCTACGGCAACAACAACGTCTCCTATTTCACCATCTGCTGTGACCACCTTGCTAGGAACATCACCTACAAGTCAAACATTGTCTACACCATCAGCACCAACAGGTCCATCTACAGAAAAAACACCTTATCCAACTTTTAAGCCTGACGTATTTGTAGAGAGTAACGTGCCAAAGACGTTGGCTAATATCTCTAAAATTGGTGGATCACTACCCACTACTGGCGAGACAGTGGGCATAGGTGGCGGTGGTGGGGGTGTTTCTGTAGAATCAGGACAGCAACAGCAACCCGTCTGGAACGTGGCCTCTTTGAAGTTAAAAGAAGAGGCAGAGGGAACGCCCGATTACGGGGCATTATCATCAGCATTGGGGATATAAATGGCTACAGCACTCAGAAACCTGACAAAACTAGGCACAGACGTAAAACAGATTGCACGCCTGTTGCAAAAGAAAGCTCCTCCAGGGCATATGCTGGCCTACATTTCTCCAGAAGAAGCAAAGGTTCTCAAGCAAAGAGGTGGCTCTGGACGCATCACAGATGAGGGTATTCCCTCGTTTGAACCTATTGATGTTACTGGTGAAAACACTCTAGGATTTGATCAACCTGTGCAAACAGGACAACAGGTTCAACCAGATATTGGGCCTATATCTACTGCAACTGGTGGCGGTGGTGACACTATTTCTGCTGCACCAGCACCCGCAGAAACATCAGTTAGTGCTGCGCCATCAGAATACAGTTTGTTTGGCGGGGGAGGTGGTGGAGGTCAACCAGGCATTAGACTGGGGACACCTAGTCAACTCAGTTTGGCCTTGCCGTCTGACGTAACACCGTCAATTACAACGCCATCTGGTCCTTCTCCTTACGACATCACAAGCAAAACAGCATCAACTCTTGCTGCACCTGGGCCAGAAGTAGGCGCACCACCCGCTGGCGGTATGTCAGACGCTACCAAGGCTAAACTAGGCATAAGCGGTCTAGAGGCTCTTTTAGGCGCATCTCAGGTCAGGGCAGCACAATCACAAGGTCAGGCTGCTAAAGAGGCTTTACAGGCACAGGCAGCACCTTATCAACAGCAAGGTCAACAGTTGTTGGCAGCCTCACAACGTGGTGAACTCACGCCCGCCAACCAGCAAGTTCTTCAGGCTGCACAAGCACAGGCAGCGCAGAATATTGCGACTAGAGGCGGTGTTGGCGGTATGCAAGCCCAGAACCAAATCAACGCACTACAGCAGCAACTGTTGTCTAGTCAACTCAATTTGGGTCTACAGTTGCAGTCTGTGGGTGACAAGATTGCTCAAGGTGCTATTCAAGCTGGTGTACAGGCTGATCAGTATGTCAATACTCTTACGAGCAATTACGCCATGAACGTAGCGAGAACACTGGCGGGTGGTTTGCCTGGTGGCACAACAGCAACAACTCCTACACCTCAACAATAAGGGGTTAATATGACTACCACACTAGGCAAATTAGGATCAGGCACATTTGGGGCGTTTGGGTTACAGGACCTTGCTCCTGCAAAACCTAAAACACCAGAAGAAACAAGAACGTCTTTACAAGAAGATGTGATGAAGGCTGCCAAGTCCGAGAGTGAAATGGAAACAGCACAGAAGAAAGAAAAGCTGTATGGTGAACAAGAGATGGCTGGTGCTGAATTGGCCGCAAAAGAACAGTATGCCAAAGAAAGAGTGCCAGAAGACTTGAAAGCAAAGCTAGAAAAACATCTAGACGAGCAGTCAAAACCTTTTGTACCCACCAAAGAAACCACAGACGATCTTACTGCTTTGTTTGTGACCACTAACTTACTTGGATTTTTAGTAGGTGGTAGGGGGAAAAACAATGCCCAGGCTGCTATGTCTGCTATGAACGGTATGCTAGAAGGCCACCAAAAAGGCCGTGATGATTTATACAAGAAAGAAAAAGACATCTTTGACGAAAATCAAAAGGTGCTTTCTAAGTCTATAGAGCAACTCAGAAACGAGTTAAAAGACGCTGCAGATACCGCAGCAGTTGATTCTCAGCTAGGCATTGCCAAGGCTAGAGACAGCATTGCCAAGCACGGTTTTACCACCCTCATGCCTTATTTGGAAAAGCAAGGGTTAGTGCCCACTTACAAGTTGGCAGAGCAAGCCTACAAGATGAATGAGGACAACCTGGCTAGAACACAAAAGCTAGAGGAAAAATCTGCGTCTGCTGCTCACGTTAAATTTGAAGAAGATCAAGCCTTAAAAAGGGGAGTCAGAGAAGAGCAAAAGCTGGGCATTGAATTTACAAGACTCAGAATGGCTCAAGAAAAAGCAAAAGCAGAGGCTGGTCAACTGACCGACACAAGTATCAATGATGCTGCCCAGGCCATTGCCAGCTATTCACAAGCCCCCCCAGCTTTGCGGGATAAATTGCGTAACCTTATTCTTGCAAAAGTACGGGTAATTAACCCATCCTATAACGAGAATGAGTACAAAACAACTGGTGCTGCAGACAGATACTGGACTACAGGACAGGGAACAAAGCAGTTGCAGTCGTTTAATACAGTTGCTGGTCACTTAGCGTCACTAGAAGAGTATGCAAAAGGTTTGCAGAATGGTGATGCTAGACTTGCAAATAGGGGTTTAAATTACTTGCAAACTGAATTTGGTGCAAACAATGTCACCAATTTCAACACTGCTAAGCAAATTGTTGCCACTGAGATTATTAACACAATCACAAGAGCTGGTGGTGGCGTGAAAGAACGTGAAGAGGCCGCTGCTAACTTTAGTGCTGCTAACTCACCAGAACAGTTGCAAGGTGCTATTGACGTTGCAAAAGAATTGATCAAGGGACGTTTGGATGCGTCTAAACAACAATATGAGGCGGGTACTGGTAAGAAAGACTTTGACAAGTTCTTAACTGATGATGCAAAAAAAGCATTTTCTACAACCTCAACAGCACCAAGTCAAGACTTACAAGCAGAAGCTGTTAGACGTTTTGGGTCATATGAACCTGACAAGTATGACTATGGCTTTGAAAATGGCAAGTTTTACAGGGATAAAAAATGACCAGAGAATACGCCCCTGATGACACTCCCGCACCCAAAAGAGAATACGCCAGTGATGTTGCACAAATTCCTACTGGCGGGGAAAAGACTGTACCGTTAAAAGGTGAATTGGCTGGTGAACCTAAGTTTATGGAGTCCTTTTTGCAAACAGCGCAGATGGTTCCAGAAGTGGGTTTGCTTGCTGGTGCTGCCAGATTTGGTTCTACGGGTACAAAATTAGCACCATATTTTGAACGGTTTGCAGAAGCGGTTATTCCTAAAACATTAACTGGCGCAACAACAGCCACTACAGCTGCTGGTATGACTGGCGTGGGTGGTGAGGCGGTTAAAACAGTTCTGGAAAGAAAAGGTGTTTCACCGAAAAAGGCAGAGGCTGCAAAACAACTTACAGAGATGGGTTTGGGACTGGGAACAGCTGGTTTGGCAAAAGGTGGACAAGCATTAGTAAAGGGTGCAAAAGCCTTAACGGGTTCACCATTCAGAGAGGCTGCGGGTGGTTTACAAACATCAGCAAAAACATTAGCAGAACAATTAGCAGCACAAGAAAGAGTGTCTGGAAGAGAATTGGTCAGTAAACAACGCCAGGCAAGACTGCGTGCTGGACAAGAAGTGCAAACAGCAGAACAACAGGCAGCACAGGCAAAGGCACAACTAGGCAGACCGCAAGACCCGTCTACAACAGGATCAAGCCTGGTTAATGACATCAAGGGTGTGAGTGATGTTAATCGTCAACAACGTGTGACTCTGGCTGACCAGACTTATACGGCTGCATTTGATTCAGCACGGGCAAAACAGGCAAATGGAGATTTCTGGCAAACGTCACCGTCAGGCCAAAATTTCTTTACAACCCTAGAAAACAAGATTAAAACGTCTGACACCACCAATGTTAGTTCTGCAGAAGAGTCCGAGATCAAAAACATCATTGGTGAGTTGCGGGGTAAAGTTATTGGACGTGGGACAAAATCAGTCTATGACCCAGCAAAAGGTATTGTTGAAGTGCCTGGTGATCCAATATATGCACCAGCTGACATTAAAGTTGTCGTGGAGCAGTTGCGTAAACTCAGAGAGGCTGAGAGAGGTTTTCCGCCACAAGGTTTTGAGGCCATCACAAAAGGCCGTGCCAAGGCTGTGGCTAAGTCACTAGAAGAATCTATTGCTAATTGGGATGATGGTTTGCGTAAAGCAGATCAGACATACAAGGCCATGTCAGAACGCCTGTATCCAGAAGAGAGCAGACGTGCAAAAGCAGTGCTTGCTAGACAAAAATATGACGTAAATCAGTTGGCTGCAGACCCAGTAAACGCACCTAAAAAATTCTTCCAGAGCAAACAAGGCATTGAAGACTTGACCAACCTACTAGACGGGGACACCAACAAGGTGGCTCAATATGCTAATCAGCACGTTATCAACGAGTTGTCTGCCAAGAAAACAGCAAAAGAGGCTGAGAACTGGGTGACAGATAAGAACAATAAAGACTGGATGAATGCTGTACCAGGATTACGTCAACGTGCCGAGGATTACGTTAAGCAGTTGCTAGAGGCAGAGACCAAGGGTAAGTCTGCTGAAGAGATGAGAAAACGTCTCAAGACTGCTGGCAAAGGTAATTTGCGTGATGCTATCAACAAGGTTAGAGAACTAGAGTCACAAGCCTTTGCAATGGAATACGCTGATCCAAGTAAAGTTGGCAGTCTAGCCAGGCAGTTTGCACAGAAACTCAAGAAAGAGGACCTTGCGTCACCAGCTCAAATTGCTGATCTTGAGCGTCAAATTGCAGATGTTGAGGCAAAGTTTGAAGGCAAACAACGGGCACAACGTATGGCTGTTTTAGCAGCCAAGTATTCCAGTCTGGGATACGGTGCGTGGGAAGCAGTCAGAATTTTAGGCGGTAAATAGGAGATCATCATGCCACTCAAAAAAGGTAATAGCCGTGAAACAATATCCAAGAACATTAGCAAACTCACAAAAGAAGGAGGCCGTCCACGCAAGCAAATTATTGCTATCGCTTTGTCATCGGCTCGCAAATCAAAAAAGTCTGGTAAGAGAAAAGGCAAAAGAGGCTGAAAAACTAGGGTTTAAGTTATGACCAAGAAGAAAGACAAGGGGATTAACCCAGCTCTAGAAAACGCCATCTCTGAGATGCTAAAAGCGGTCATGGTAGACCCTACTGCAACCATTACCGACAAGACCAAGGTTATAGACCGTGCCCTGAAGTTAGAGGCGATCAAGATGAAGATGCAAGATGACGAGTGGGGTAGTGGGTTTATGGGATTAGAAGACGAGGAAAACGAGGCATAATAGAGCTTTTTAAGGGGGTTCTATGGATAAAGTCTCATTGATCACGTTAGCGTTAAAGGTTATTTCAGATCGTTTAATCACGATTCTGGCACTGCTAATGGCGTGTGGATTAACGTCCTACACGTTGTGGGCGGGTGATTGGACAAGGGTAGCAACACTTGCTATATTTGTGTTATTCAGTTATTTAGTTGTAAAGAACAAGGAGGTTAGTCATGCCAAGCAGCAACCGCAACAAGAACCCTATGAGTCCCAAGGCTGATTATGAAAACAGCAACATGGCTAACTCTAAGCACCAGAGACCCCATGAGGTAAACCAACAGATTGCCAAGTCTGTGCGTCCCCAGTTACCCCGTGACGGGTCTGTTGGCATGGAAAGATGGACACCTGGCACATTGCCTATGGGCGGGTTTAGGTCAGTGATTGACTTCTCTGGCACGCCTAGTTACAACACCAAGAAGTCACCTACCTCTGGTGGTGGTGGAAAGGTTTACTAATGGCTAACAATATTGCGTTCCAAGCCTCTGGAATGACGTACAAGGCTAACGCTACGTCCTCGTCACAAACCATCCAGATCACCACGGTTTCGCCTACCAACCAGTATTTGTTGTCTAGTCACCAGCCAACAGGTACTGGTGGTTATCCCGTCTACGTCAACATCAGCACGGCTGCAAACGTGACCGTCTCTGCCCCAGCCAACGGGTCACCTAGCAACTGTATTGTGATTGTGCCTGGCATGAACAGGACAATTACTGCTGTGCAGTGCAGTCCTACACAACCCGTGTATGTAGCTTACATTACTGACACTGGTGCATCGGGTGCTGTTGAAGCCTACATCACGCCAGGAGAGGGGTTATAAGTGGACCCGCTGACAATATTCGCAGCGTGCAAGGCTGCTCATGCGGGTATTCGAGAGTGTATTGATCTTTACCAGGACTTTAAAAAGGATGGTAAAGACGTGTCCGACATTGTGGGTGACATTGGTAAGAACTTAGGTGCGTTCTTTACCCACCAGGAATCGTTTAAAGAGGCCGAGAAGGAGGCAAAGAATAAGCCTCTAAGCAAAGGTATGTCTATCAACGAGGAGGCCATGAACCGCATCCTACGCCAGCAACAGCTGGAGCAGATGGAGACCGATCTTAGAGAGATGATCATCTATCAAATAGGTATGCCTGGTCTCTGGAGTAAGTTTGTAGAGATGCGGGAAGTTGTACGAAAAGAGCGAGAAAAGATCGAGCGTGAACAAAAAAAGCCCTTGAGGAGGCTGCCAGAAAGAGACGGCAGTTTATCGACAAATGGCAAGTTCGTGGAGCGTTATTGGCTGGCTGTTTATCTCTCTTGATCGTCTTCTCTGCCCTCATGTATGCTATTCATGTTGACTATCAAAAGAGTAAAGATGGGAGTATTAAATGAGTTGGATTGAAAGCATAGCCCCTACCATTGCCAGTTGCTTAGGCGGTCCACTCGCTGGCCTTGCTGTGGAGGCCGTATCCAAGGCTATAGGGGTTGACCCTAGTGCCGTACAAGACACCATCAACTCAGGCAAACTCACCGCAGACCAGATAGCCAGCATTCAGGCTGCAGAGATCCAGTTAAAGGCCAAGGCTCAAGAGATGAACCTAGACTTTGAGCAACTGGCTGTACAAGACAGAAAGTCTGCTAGGGATATGCAGACTACCACCAAGTCTTTTATTCCTCCCCTGCTGGCTCTAATCATCACTCTGGGGTTCTTTGGTATCCTAGTGGGTATGATGACAGGCAAAGTGACTTCTAGTGATGCCTTGATGCTCCTATTGGGTTCTCTGGGGACTGCCTGGACGGGAGTGATTAGTTTCTATTTTGGGAGTTCTGCGTCTAGCCAGAACAAAGATGCACTTCTTCACCAGAGTACCCCCACAAAATGACACTACTTACCGAACACTTCACGCTGGAAGAACTTACGGTCACAGACCACAGGGAGTTTACAAATGAACCTAGCGAATACGAAAAAGCTAATCTCATGCGCTTGGCTGAGTTTCTGGAGCAAGTTAAAACAGTGCTGGGTGGCAAGCCGATCATGGTTAACAGCGCATTTCGGTCAGAGGCCGTGAACAATGCTTGTGGATCAAAAAACACCTCTCAGCATAGGCTGGGTTGCGCTGCTGACCTAAGAGTGCCTGGCATGACCCCAGACGAGGTAGTCAAAGCTATTATTGGGAGTGACCTACAGTATGACCAAGTTATTCGTGAGTTTGATCGTTGGACTCATATATCTGTGCCTAATAGTCCTAATGACAAACCTAGACTACAACGGCTCATAATTGACCGCAATGGCACACGTTTATATGCCTAGAAAGTCAGGTCCAAACCTATCAGTAGGCCGAGGAGAGAAACTCCCAGTATCCAAAGGGGGAGGCTTGACAGCCAAAGGACGAGCAAAATACAACAAAGCAACAGGGAGCAAGCTAAAAGCACCCCAAAAGTCAGGACCAAGGCATAAATCATTTTGTGCTCGTAGTTCTGGTTGGACTGGAGAAAGAGGGCGTGCTGCCCGTAAAAGATGGGGTTGTCGTTAAGGAGCTGGTAAGAGTCCACCTTCAAACAAATACGTCCCAAAGTGCCCTAATTGCGCCCAGGGTGCTGCCCAAACCTTTAGTCCTGCCTCTCTAGCCTTCCAGCAGAAGAAATAGTCCTCAGACAGCAGTCTCTCTGTGCCTGGTTCAATAGCACAGGCAAAGTATTCTGTGATCCACTCTTGTTGTTCTACGCCTTGGCCTATAAAACCCACGTCATTCTTGTACTTGTTGACCACCTTCTTCATGCGTTCAAAAGTCCTTCTCTTGATCAACATGAACCCTGTGCCACCATTAAAGATTTCCACAGGCTTGTCCACAGGCACAGTAACTGATCCTTGATAGTCTTTTAAGTTGATCACTAGGCTACCTGTTCTATTCTTCCACTGGTCAACAGGTATACCTTCAGCAGCTGCTTGTGCAACGCCTCCCCAGTTGATTTCTTTCTTGGGGTAGATACCGCAGATGATGTCTTTGTCTGCCTGGATCATCTTCACCAGGTCAGCCCCGTTGAACTTGATGTCAGCGTCTATAAACATCAGATGGGTGTACTGCTTGTTCGTCATAAACGTGTGCGCTAAAGCGTTCCTACCCCGCTGTATGAGGCTTTCGTTGAACATGGCAGAGAACCCCATGCTAATGCCGTTAGATTGCAGTGTGTGACCCAGAGTAATCAGGGATTGGGTGAAGTAGCCTGTACACATTCCCCCGTACATAGGGGTAGCCACAAACACGTTTGTCTTCTTCTCTTTCTTCTCAGGTTTTACTTCTACGACTTCTTTTTTCTTGCGAGTTGCCATGATTTGTTCCTTGTTTAGTTAGAAAAGGCATACTGTGGATTACAGGGGTATGCCAGCTCCTGTCCTAACTCCTGGGATTGCCCCAGAGTTCGCATCCACTGCTATGTTTGGTGGGACGTGCGGGGATCGAACCCACGACAAACGGATTAAAAGTCCGCTGCTCTACCAGCTGAGCTAACGTCCCTCTTTTTGACCGTCTTTGAACCCTTCTGAGTAAGCTAGTGTCCACAGCTCTTGTAGACTCATGTTAATAAATCTCACGAGATGTCTTCTATTCTCAGAACATATTTGCCCGTCTTCAAAGACTTCCTCCAGCCGTGGACGTGTATCTTGATGTTGGCTTTCCTGACCCATGAGACAGTCTCACTTTCTTGTATCTTCTTGATTCTTGTAGACACTGCGCTGGCAGTCACTTGCACCGCCAGCACCTCATTGTCTTTGATCGCCAGAAGATCGCACCACCCCCACAGGTCCTGTCTAATGCGTGCAAATGGATTCCAATGCTCGACTATAGACACTAGATAACCTTCCTCTCTGAGGTAGGCTAGAGACCGCTGGGTGGGGCTGATCTTCTTAGTAACCATCAGAAGGGGATTGAATCGTCTTCATCACGGGGTTTGTGAACCTTAGCGTAACCAGGAGTCACCTCACGGTCTTGCATCTTGATACCCTGTTCTTGCAGACGTTTCTTCTTTAGCCAGTTGTCTTCTTTAATGCTGAGTAGGGTGTTGCCTCTAGAGGTGTCCTTTTTCCAGGCACCAAGATACAGTTTTTCACCCCGTTTGTAGTCCATTTCTAGGAGAACGTAACCAGAATAGTCTGGTGACATCTCATGTTTTCGGTCTGCTACCTCATTCCAGTACATGACACCCTTACCTGGGGTTTCTGGATAGCCACCTACGGCTGGTTTCTTTTCATATGGCATGGTTTTCTCCTTATAAATCTATGGTTTCTGCGTCTGTGGGAATGTGAGTTGCTGGGTCTACACCAGCTTGGGCAATAGCACTTCTGAGCAAAATGCGTTGGTGTGCGCTGAACTTGTCTACAACCATCTGGTTGCAAACGTACAAAGACATGATCTTGTCTGTCTTCTCTTGTACTTTCAGCTTTGCACTGCCGTTAATACGCTCTACAAGCCCCGCATAAGCCTCTATCCACTCTTCTGGCGTGTGGTGGGCACTGTGTGCCTCTTCTAAATTTGGAACGAATAGAGGCCATTCTGCGTCTAATTGTTGTTTAACCACTTCTTTAATGATCTCAACTGGAGACGGTGGTACAGCAGCTTGTTCTTGTCTGGGAGGCTGGAAATCCTGTACTTCTTCAGGCGTGTAGACACCGACAACGCAGCCTGGATAGACCGATCTGATACCCTCAGAGACGCACCTAGCACGCAACATTGCCCTGGGATAATTGCGCCAGTTGTCCTTGCCCGCAATACCAATGAGTTTGGCCTTTGCAAGTGTCCAGGTGACCTCAAGGCTGCCGCCCGCTGGATGACTAAATACTCCCGTGACCTGCTCATCTGTATAGTCCTTCCAGTTAACACTTCCACCAGCTGCCTGAAACCTTGCTAGCATTGCGTCAGCCTTTAGAGCTGGACGGCCTTGGATGACGTGATAGTCACGCATAGCAATAGCAGGGTGTAAGTCTTCAGCCTGGCACAGCAACATGATTGCCATTGCCTCTTGTGGGTTTTTAAACCCAAACATCTTAGATCCAGCAGCGACTTCTGCCATCGTCTGAATGTCATTCAGGGGTATTAACTGGTTGCTCATAGGGTTTACCTTCATTAAAAGTTAGGATTGCGTCTGCGACTGCAAACGAGGATGCTGCGATCTCTTCCACCGTAGCGCACTTGCTATAAGCGTAAGAGACCATTCCAGCTGCTATGTGTGTTGCCACCCATAGACGCTGATCTATACCATCATGCTGGGTGACTAGGCCAGATGTGGGGTTACGGTGTAGAAAGGGATAGACTTTATTCATTGTTGTCCCCTTGCTCTAATGGCTTCAATTATTAGCTTTGGTGTAAACCCACAAACCAAACAGCCTCCTTTGTCGTTCTGTGCAAACTGCACCAATGCAGGCGCACCTTCAAACATCTGCGCTATTGCCTCACGCTCGGCTTCTACTGCTCTGCGTATTTCTGCTTCTAGCCCATCCTTAGACCATAAAGACATTGGGCCAAGTTGTTCTGTTACTTTTGTAATAACGCATCGTCCAGCCGCTAACTCTCGTAACCACATTTCTTCATCTTTAGTCATTAGAGAACTCCTTATGAACCCACACCGTCATTTTGTTCCTGGTTGTACCAGCGTCCACAATGAGACCTTTCTTCACCAGCTCTGCACGCCTGGACCTGTAAGTGCTTTTGTGTGTGTTGAAGTAGCAATTTAACTGTTCATCAGTAAAGCCTAAGTAACCACGATCTAGAGCGTAATTAAGGACTTTCTGCTGTATCTCTGTGATCTTGTCTAGCGTGCGTTCTGCAGCCTGTCTAGACGTGATCGGGTCTGTTTTCCTGTATTTGGTGAACAGATCGTGTTGGTAGGGGTTAAAGTCCATCATCATAATGTTCCTTTACTTTAATCAAAGTGAATTCGTCATTGCTTTCTTTCTCAATCAAACGAGTGAGAACAGCGAGGTGTCTTCCGCAACAATGATAGAGAGAACCATCATCAAACTCTACCTCGTTTGTGCCTTCACAAGTGCATTGTTGGTAACTTTTAGTGTGTCTGCCACCATCAAAACGCTCTGCTAATAACATTCCTTCACATCTGTATTCTTTACTTTTACCAGACCCGTGGCATTTAGTACAAGCAGCAAACTCAAACACTGGTGCAGGTTTGATAGGTTTAGGCTTTTTAGTCTTCATTTGACTAGAAACCTTCTGCTGCCTGGAATAGGGCGCACAAACTGCTCATAAATGTCTGGCATGGACTGCTGGAACAACTTGCTGTCGAACTTGTTGCTGGCCTTGGCGTTCTTCCAGGTAGCCAGCACTTTGTTGTCAACAGTCACCAATGTCCCCTTGTCTTCCATATAGCCCTGGATGAGGGTCTGCAGCTGCTCCTCCTGTGCCTCTAAGCCCTTTATTTGTGCTTTGATGGACGCTAGGGTGTTACAGGCCATTTCTACGCTCTGTGAGGCCGTTTTAAGGCTTTCTGTGGCAGTTGGGAACATCAGCTTAGTTTGCTCCAAATCCTCTGGTGGGTATGGATTTTTTGTTTGAATTCTCCCCCAGACTTCTGCCAGTTTAAACAACAGGTTGTTCTTCATATCTTCTGTGACGTAGACAGGGAACAGCTCTAGCTCTTGACCGCCAAAGAGGACTGCTAGGTAGACAGTGCTGCAGCCGTACACCAGGGCCTCATGGATGCACTGTGCCAGGTCAGCGGGAGGGATAATTCCTTCACTGAACTTGTTGCGGACTGCAGCGTTGTAGTTCTTACATTCAACGAGGAATGTCTCCCCGTTCTCTTTTCCTACAAAGTCAAAGTGCGACTTTAACCAGGACTCTTTTGGATGCGTGATTGCGTCCTCGATCTTGTGGAGTTCAACTTGCAGCTTGTTGGCTGCTAGTCTACCGATCACTGGTTCCATCACATGGCCCATCTGGACCGCCTCGATGTGAGATAAGTCTGGAATCTCCATCTGGCCTGTTTTGGTCAATATGACCTCGTTTGCTTTGCCTTGAGCAATGCGCCTGGAGTCTCCAGACCACATAGACCCGTTGCGTGTTGCGGGTGAGAAATCACTCATGTTTGTGCCTTTTAAGGAAAGTTAGGAATATGTGGACTAGCCACAAAGTGGATTATACATATAGATGATTAGTCTGCAAGTAAATCTTTAACCTCCTTTTTGTTCGTGTTGATTGTGGGCGCAACTGTGGGCAATGTGTCCACTTGCTTATGTGTGCGTTTGTATCTCTTGATCAAGAGATCAACCTCATTTAGCCTGGTGTACAACACCCCTGTGGCCTGTTGTTTGTACAACTTGGCCAGCTGTACACGTCTCTTTTGTAGAAGTTCAATCATGTGTGTGCCTTTTAAGGGTTACATGGGGATTTGAGAGGGAGAACTAATAAAATTTTAAACCCCACCATAGGCTGGGGAGCTTATCGTCATAGGGAAAGCCACCAGAGAAAGCTACCCTGTGGATAACTTTTTTACTGGTAATCATGCTCTCGCATGGGCATTCTCGTTTATCTAACTTATGTCCCATTAAGGACACCCCTGTTTTCACTACCCCGAGGGAATATGCTCCCAGGAGATACAAGCAGAGTTCAGTACGTTTATCGGGATTGGTCATGCCTACCGCACCCAGGGACTGGTGGACTATCCCCGTGGTGCAGATCTTATCACTTACCAGAAAATAGACCAAATGATGCAAACTATCGAAAACACAAACCCGATAGCTAAAATCAATGAGTCATCATCGTCAATCGCATAAAGGTCATGGGGTTCGTAAATGTTGTAGTCTTGATGGCCAGGGAAAGCTTCATATAGTGTTCTTTTGTACCGTTCGGTGGTGTGGTTACCGTCTTGCCAGGTTTTGTATTTAATCATGGTTTACCTCGTTAGGATTAAATGATAGGAAAAACCTATCGCATAGAGGTCAATATAAACCCCTATACGCTAGATTTTTAGCTATTAAGCAAATAATTTAGATTGTAGAGATTCGTATTTTTTAAACTCTTTACGGATAATATCAACTAGATCGACAGCTGGATCGCACATTAGAGTAATCCCACTTCTAGACAAATTTCCACATAATTGTCGCTCTGCACCATTAAAACCGATAATTTCAAAAACGTAATGTCCACGTCTAATAAAACTGCGATTTTCAAGAATGTCAAAAACTTTATCTAGATACTTAACCGAACAAGCATCATGGCCATGCGAGGTAAAAACAGTTTTCATTATTAAAACTCCAGAGTTAGGATGATGCAAAATAGCATCCCACAAGACCCATTAAAGGCCCTGTAGGCTATTATTTAGTGCATTGAATAACTAACCTCTACCGTGGACCAGCATGATCGGCAGCTGCCACATTCACCGTTTTGCTTAGGTGCAATACAAGCCTGGCCCAATTGATTGACCTCAAGAGATTCAATGCTTGTATGTACATTAGACGTGGTCACATTGGCAAACCCTTGTAAGCTGCCAGGAATAACGACTTTTTTATCCGGGTACATAGCCGATAATCTGACAATTAGATTTTTAGGGATTTTCTTACCTGTGGCCTTGTATGCTTTAATGATTGCATACTCTCTTGTCGGCAGCCAATGCTTACAATTTGGAGTTAATTGTGCAACAGCAACAATTTTCTCAAAATGAGCCAAACTCTGTAGATCACCACTATCATGCCAGCGAAAATATTCATCAGAGCCAATAGAGTTAACCATTGAATCGACCCATAGAGGGTTATCAATAGAATCTAACCTGGCAAACTGTGAGGGTTTCACAGTGTTAGCATACATTTTGTAAAACCCTTTATCGGCATAGCAGCTGGCGCATATGCTGCCAGGTATTTGAGCCATTTTGAAACCTGTAATACAAGCCTCCGTGGGCAAACTGTAAGACTTACAGGGCATTTTAGAGGTAGAGGTTAAGCCGCCATTGATCGACTTGGCAGCGGCTTTATTCATTGGGTGAATAGGGATAATTTTCATGGTTTTGCTCTCGGTTAGGATTAAGAGGTTTATTACATATAGGTCAATATGTAACGTAATGATTATAGGGTTAGTTGACGAGTTGTCAAGTGGAAAGTAGTGTAAATGTATGTAAAGTTGATAATAGGTTTTAACTATGTATAATCTGTATTCAATAGGGAGACGTACATTCATTCAATATTGAGGTGTGTTGCTATATAGTTAACAGGGTATCAGGATAATAGGCTGCCACCTGGTGAGGGTGACTTCCACAGCTCGTTATCTTATTGATTAGATACGGGCCTGTGAGTGCTCTGGTGTGTGGCCAACACGTTATGACCTTGGTGGCCACATCTTAGATGGGGCACGGTCCAGCTCGATGCAGCTGCTGCCTGATGTCCATAGCGTCTATTTGATACGTCGAGCGTTATGTTAAGTTATGGGATTGGGGTGTTGAGCGTGTTCTATTGCTGCAGCCAGCTGGTGGCGGCCACTCGATGGGGACTGAGGGTGCTGTATGCGTGACCCCCACATTGCGCCCACCCCAAAAAAATTAAGTGTTTTCCCCGCAGTTGCCACTTAGGGGTTGAGGTCATGTGAGCGTGTGCTTGCATGGCCTCTTTTTTTATGTATACTCAGGGTTATCTGACGAGGTGTAGAGTATGCAAAGAATAGAGATAGTAAAAGGTGTAGAGATGCCTAGTCCAAAAGTAATCTTTGATTACCCATATGAGGAGATGGACGTGGGGGATTCGTTTGCCGTGCCCGTGGAGTATCGGGACAAGGTATACAACGCCAACTACAGGGCGGGGAAGAGGTTGGGGTACAAGTTCACTTGTAAGAGCAACGGGAGTACGTTGCACGTCTGGAGGGTGGCCTAGTGGGTAATCTGCTCTGGGAAGAAGAAGACGAACTACGGCACAGATGTCGTGTGCTGTGGGAGAGTCTTGTCCAGGTGCAGAGAGAGAAGAATAAACTGGTAGCAGAGGCATATGGGTATGGATTTGCAGAAGGATATGCAACAGCAGTTGTACGCATCTCGTGTGAAACTCAGGAAGGAGATGCAACGTGCCCTCTCTTGCATTAGCAAGCCTAGTAAGAGAAAGCTGGCAAAAGAGTGGCGGGAGACGTACAGCGAGATCTTTTACCGTGAGCTGATCAACTGCGCTAAGAACAAAGAGATTCGGTTAGAGATTGCCAGGTGGGATGACGAGAGAATGGGGAAACCTAAATGACTAAAGAAGAAATCATAGAGATGGCTGATAAAACGTTTGATGAATCTAGTTTTACAGATGTTGAAATATTGCGTTTTGCCAAATTAGTAGCAGAAAAAGAACGTGAGGCGTGTGCAAAGTTATGTGATGAGCATCCTGGTTATTTGACTGGAATAGTAGGTTTAAAAATTCGTGCAAGGGGACAAGAATGACCAAAGACGAAGCATTACGACTTGCACTAGACACACTAAAAGAAGTGCGAGAAGAAACATTTAGATTGATGCGAAATGGTGAAAGACTTTATTCAGAAGATAAAGTGTGGTCAACCATTATTTCTATCCAAGAAGTTTTGGCACAACCAGAACAGGAGCCTGTGGCGGTTAAACTTATGACTGAACGAATAATCACAGACAACAACGGACGTAAGCACATTACAACCGAGCCGTTACCCCATCAATCCGAGCAAGGAAACACCATGACTAAAGAAGTAATGCAACAAGCGTTAGAGGTATTGAAATCAAAAGACACTTGGGGTTCATCTATTCGTGAAGCAAAAGAAGACGCTATCAAAGCCTTAGAAGAAGCACTAGAAACAAAAGATGCGCCT